AAAAAAAAGCTAAAGTTTTATTTCCAAATGCCGATAATAATATTAAAGGGAACAAATACCTAAAAGGGAGATAAAAATGAAAGTTATAGTTAAGGGAGAGCACTCAGACGGTTTAGCGGACGTTAGTAAAATTTTTAACAATGAGCACGATGGACAGGCACAAGCCTTAGTCGGGGAACTTACCCATTTAGGCTATAATAATGTACGGATTGAACCGTATACGCCTGTAACTCACCATTTAGACGTTACCGATGATACCGAAATGATGTGCGCCGAATGTTGCTCAGTTACCACAATGGCGGAATTAACGGAGTTAGAAGGTTGCCCCAGTTGTCGAAGCCATAAGGTTTTTGCTATTAACTAAAAAATAAATAAAGGGAGATACTAAAATGTGTGGACCGAGATTAGGCGTTACAAACGGATTCGATGATTTTGATACCCAAATTATGGCCGATGAACTTGACCCTACGGATTACGAATTATGGTTAGATTTTTGCTCCGGTGCGCTTGAGGACGAAGAAATTGAATGCATTAAATGCGGTGAATTTATTAGCCCATTAGAGCATACCATTAATGACGGACTTTGTCCCTGTTGCGGAAGTCGGCTTGATTAGAAGGAGATAAAAAATGTTTTATGGAATAGTTGTTTTAATTGCAGCCGGTTGGTTAATCATACCGACTTTTATCTTACATACGAGAAATTTTATATCAGCATTGATTTTTAAAGTCGTTCCTTTTACTATCGGGATGTTTTGTCTGTATGTGGGTTTGAAATTAATCGGATTTATTTAAAATAATTTGTTTACAACTGGTAAAAAGTGTTATATAATACCATAAAATAAAGGAGACTGTAATGGGAAACCCTTATTACGAAGAATTAGACCTATACCAAGACGAGATTGATGACTGCTTAGATTGCGCCATAGAAAAAATGCACGAAATGGCCAAAAGGAGCAGAGGGCAAATATCGATGGTAGGTGTTAGGAAAGCACTTGTATTTTACGGAATTGAAAAGGTTCCCAACATCGTATCCATCGCAGTCGAAAAAATTAAAAGCAAAGGCGTTAGCATAGGAGACGCCATGAACTCCGGTACTCAGCGAGAGGCCGGAACCCGATAACTCCCTGACTGTTGGGCAAGCCGACAGTATAAATAACGGCTTGCATTGCGGCCTAACCGCACGGGCCAGCCTGAAGTGCGGACGGTATTCTCACTCACCGAGAAAGTAGTGAGACCTCCCTAACTCCCTGAATGAAGGTGGGCCGGTTTTTGCCCACCTTTATTTTTTGGTAAATCCTGTAAAGAAAAAATAAATAACTTAATGAAGGTCTCGCTTTACTTCGGTAAACGGATTCAAGTCTTTAAGGGCTTTCAACAAAAACCCTTAAAGGCTTTTTTTGTTGGATATAAATAATAAATAGGAGTACTTATGGGTCAAACCACTAAAGTCGATGAAAGTTATTTTGAATTAACGGGTATAAAATTAGCCCCAACGTCTCAATTGCGGTTATTTGATGTAATGTTAGATACCGACAGGGAGACTAAATTTCTTAATATATTTAAAAATTATAGTGTTAATCAGGATATTTTAACCAATGTTAACTTTTTTGATACATATGAAGTTGAGGGTGAAGGGGAAGCGTGGTTAGATAATATATCCTTTGATGTTTATGGTACGCCTTTTTTATGGTGGGTGATAGCCATTTTTAACGATATAAGCAATCCTTTTGAAGAGTTAGAACCCGGTTCAAACTTAACAATCCTTAAACCTTCATATCTGTATACGTTATTTAAAGATATTGAGGCAATTGCGGAGTTATAATGGGAACAAGAGTTGACGGCACAAGGCAGTCGCCACAGACTGGTAATTTAAGCGTAAAAATAGCCATAGATGAGACTCATACTGGAATCTTAGATAGTGCAGATTTGGTTAGGTGTTATTTTATTGAGGATATTTTCGGCTTTTGTATGATGGGTAAACTCATTTTTTATGATAGGTCGGGTTTAATGGAATATGGCCCTTTTACGGGTAATGAAACTATATCGTTGGTTTATGGAACGGAAGAAGAACGAGAAATTGTATTCCACATATGGCGTGTTAAACGAATTGTACAGGTTAAACAGGGCGGAGTACAATCATCGGATGAAAATTTAATTGAGGTTGTTTTTGTGGATAATTCATATGGTGCAACTTTTGAACCTAAATATAGCAGGTCTTTTGGTACGGATAAAACCTATATGGATATAGTAAATCATATCCTTAAAAACATGATAGGATGGCCGACCAATCGTATAAATTTAGAGCAATCCAATTCTAAACCGATAGAAGGTTTTGTTATTCCATATTGGTCTCCTGCGAAAACTATAAACTGGATATTAAAGCGTTGTATTAGTACGGAAACTGCGTCAAGCGGTTATTTATGTTATGGCAATACTTATAATGAGCGGACGATAAATATTCGCACGTTAAATTATCTTTTCGGGGAAAATAATGTTTTAGATGATGTTGATTATGTGTTTGGCTCAAGTGATGATAGTTTGAAGAATAAAGTTTTAGAATGGCACGTGGAAGGCGCAAACCGAAATGCGATGGGTAAGGTTTTAGGTGGAACGTGGAAGGGTTTTAATCCGGCTACCAAAAAATTAATATCAACGAATTATAATTTTACAGAGGGTATAAAAGATACCGTTTTATTAGGCCGACAAGCCGTTTTGCCTAATATAACCGATGCGACCCTCGGGTCATCGGTTGAAAAGGTAACAGGAGAGGCTTCAGAGGCCGAATTAAAGGCTTTTCTTTATGATGAGTGGGCAAGGCAGTATAATCGTCAGAACGCCATTATAATAACCGTTGAGGGTAATGAAAAACGATATGCCGGTCATCAAATTCAAATAAGATGGCCGAGTGCGGATAAAGTATCACAAATTTACCATAAACAATATCAAGGCAAATATCTTGTTAAAAGTATAACGCATCATTTTACGGCACGAACAAGTGGGTCATCTTTTAATTATACCCAAAAAATGGTGTTATTAAAGAACGGATTTCAAGATGGGGATGCAATCTCTCTTGTTAATGCGTCTAAACAAAATACTCAAACCAGAAATAAGTATACTTTTGTGAGGGCATAATGATTAAAGATGAAGCGAGAGATGTCCGGCCAATGACCGGAAATTTGAATAAATTTTATAGGGGTGTGGTTGAGGATAATAATGACCCCTTAAAAAAAGGTCGAGTTCGGGTAAGAATTTGGGGAATACATACGCCTAATAAAACCAAATCTGTTAAGGACGGTATACCATCAGAAGAACTTCCGTGGGCAGAACCTTGTTTACCTGTTATGGAAGGCGGCATATCGGGCTTCGGGATGTTTGGGGTTCCGGTTAAAGGTTCTCACGTTATGTTGTTTTTTGAAAATGGGCATATAATGCAACCACGATATTTTGCGAGTATGCCGGGATTTCCAACGGAAGCTGCGAATGCGTCCGAGGGTTTTAATGACCCTGATGGTGTTTATCCGACTTCTCATAGATTAAATCAACCGGATTGGCATCGGTTAGCACGGGGATTGCCGGGGGCAACTTTAGTCGAGACTAAAAATTCTATGAGAGATGCTATTGAACCACCTTCACCATATGCGGCCGAATATCCGCATAATTTCGTTTTTGCGACTCATGGCGGAGTTGTTATAGAACTGGATTCAACACCGGGGGAAGAAAGATTACATTTATATCATCCTTCAAATAGTTATATAGAGATAGATAAAAATGGGAAAACAGTAGTGCGTAGCCAGTCGGATAAGGTGGAAGTCGTACTCGGTGAAAAACGTATACATATTAAAAAGGATGATTTTAAACAGGTTGATGCGGATAAGGAAACTCAGGTACAGGGTGACCTTACCTATACAGCATCCACGATAAACCTAAACTAAGGAGTAAATATGGGAGCATTAGCGTTAAATCCATGTGAAAATTTAAACAGGTCGGTAGACGCAAAAATAGGGGAACTGGAGCAGAAGGGCGTACTTTTAAAATCACAGATTAGGGCTTTTAAGGATACGTTAGCCAGTTATGCCGAAGCACCTTCAACTGACGAGGCTTTAAATGCAGCAATCGCAGGTGCAACGGTAGATGATACAGATGCCGGTCAAACGGCTATCGGGAATATACGGAATTTTACCGGAACTTGTTTAGATAGGGTTTATAATGAAGCCCGGATAGCGACCACAAATATGGACGCTTTTATTAGGGATAGCGTAGACGACCTTACAAGCATAGTGGCGTTACCAGAGGCCAATTTGTTATCACCTTTAAGAAGCGTCAGGGAAGCACTTGGTGTAGCAGGGTTATCGGAATTATTAGCCGATATTGATAGCGCACTTGGGTGTTTAGCGGAGCGCAGTGAGTTAGATGAGTGCCTCGGTTCGCTTGATAATTTTAATGATAGGGTAGATGATGTTTTGAGTTATCTTGGTTTAGGGGAGAATGGGGAATTGGATTTAGAAAATTTTGTAGACCATTTTGATATCGGTTTAGATGATTCTACTTTAAGCAATTTAGACGGGCTTGACCAACATATGGAAGTTATAAAAGGGGATGCCCTTGCAAATATTAAAGAAACAATACCGTCCACGGTAAACCCGTTTAATAAATTTTAATAAATAAAGGTAAGTATGAGTAACGTATCAAGAATAGGTGATATAGGTTCAGGTATTTGTTGCGAAGGGTCTAACCATAGCGCAACAGGTATCATAATCACAGGGGCAAATAGTGTATTTGCTGAAGGGATACAGGTAGCCCGAATAGGTGATATTTTAATATCGACTTCATGTGGTCATGAACGAGTGGGAACAATAATTGATGGTTCTGGGACGGTATTTGCCGAGGGTTCAAATGTAGCCCGAATAGGTGATAGCTTCGATGGGTGTTTTAGTGGCACGATTATTGGCGGAGCAAATACTGTGATTGCAGGGGGATAAATGGGTGATTCTGAAAGTAGGACTAAATTAGATGAATTAATAGAAAGTTTGCCGGATACAATAACGCAGTTAGAAACTTCTATTGAAAAAATAGATGACCAAATAGATTTTTTAACAAACGACCAAACAGGCGTGAACGAAAGTATGTCTATGATGACAACTGCGGCCTCGGCGTGGATGTTTAGTAAACGAGATAGTATTAATCCAACTTATAGTGTTATAACATCGGGTACATGGGGAGTAGATAATTTAACTGATTGGGGGATTGTAAATTCGGCATTTCCGCCCGGAAGCCCAAGTTATAATGTTTATACATCTGGTCAGGTTACAAGTGCTGGCGGTGATATTCCACAGTATAGACGTCATGAGGATTTTCCAGAGGCATATGACCATATAAATCACGATTTGGGTACTGACGGTACTTATGGTATAGCAGATAAAATATCTAAATTAGGCACGGCTAAAACTTTACAGCAAACAAATAAAACAAAATATGAGGGCTTTTTAAAAGCATATACGAGAAATAGGGATATATAATAATGGCAAGAACTTCAGTTTATTCTGACGTAGATATTGAATTATCTAAACAAACGGACGGTGATGTTACTAAAGAAACTAACCTTGATGCGATTATTAATAGTCTTACAAATATCGTAGCGACTATGCAGGGTTCACGCAGGATGTTGCCGGAATTTGCTCAAGATTTATGGAATTTGCTTTTTGAACCGTTAGACGATGAAACGGCGCGGCAAATTGGCGAAAGGCTTTTAGAGGCGGTCCGTATTTGGGATAACAGGGTTGAGGTTACTTTAATTAATATGTCCCCTGATTATGACCAAAATACATATAAATGTAGCATGAATTTTAGAATAAAAACGATTAGACAAGAAGTAGAGGAGACGGAGCAAACTATTGATTTTGTTCTGTATGCTCAATAATTGGAGGCAAAATGACGCAAGTATTAACTCCTGATTATTTAAGTATCGATTTTACAACCGTTATAGAACGGATAAAAACTCAATTAGCGGCTTCGGATACATTTCAGGACTATAATTATGAGGGTTCAAATTTTACGGTTTTAATGGAATTGTTCGCTTATGTGGCGGAATTAAACATTTATTACCTTAACAAATTGGCTAAAAATATTCATATAGAAACTGCAGATACCTATGAGGCTGCAAATAGAGCATCTCGAATGATGGGATATGAACCGAAAGGGCCTGTTTCATCACAGGGTACGGTTACGGTAACAGTTTCAGGCGCATTAGTTGGTCAAGAATATAGAGTAAATGAATTTACGCAGTTAACATCAACTGAAGAAGATGAAGAAGGGGATGCTATTTTATTTGCTAATACAACATTATATAGCGTTACACCAACTGCGGGTCAATTTTCTTTTGATATGAATGTAAGACAGGGTACTATAACGGATTTAACGGGTTATACCGGAGAGGATTTAATTGATAATGAACTGCTTTTACCGGACAATTATGCTTATGATAATAATTTGGATGATGAATATCCTTCCCTTCAATTATGGGTAAATAGTGATTTATGGAATAGGTTATCGGATTTTTATGATGATTTATCTCCTTATTATACTGAATTGGATTCATATATGTTTATATATGATAGGTATGAGCGGAGTAAAATCTTATTTAGCTCGTCTCGAAATGTACCATCTTCCGATGATACAATAGCCTTAAAGGTTTTGGTATCGTTAGGTGCGGACGGTGATGTTGGTGCTAATACAATTACAGGGCTTCCAGATGAGTTTTTGTATTCTGTAGAAGATAGAGAATATTTAGCAAATACAACTATTACAATAACAAACCCAGCGGCAACGACTGGTGGTGCCGATGCTGAAACAATTGATACGGTACGGGAAAATGCAAGGGCAGTACAGCATTCGCAATTTAGAAATGTGGCCGCAGTTGATTATGAATCCCATCTTGAATCAAGGTCAGATGTGGTTGTGGCACAAGCGTGGGGCGAACAAGAGATAGCCCCATCGGGTGATGTTTTAGAATTTAATAGGGTACATTTATCGGTCATTCCGACTGAATTTAGTACCGCAACAATTAATACGAGCGCAATGAGTTGGTATCCGGGTTGGGAAACCGCAGGCTCGGTAGATATACCTTCGGCTTTTAATCCAGCGTGGCGGAATACGTTATTACAATGGGTTGAGCCGAGAAAAATGATATCCGCATACGAGGTTATGGAGCGACCTGACCTTGTTTATTTTAGTTTTGATTTTGGCGTTAGAAAAAAACGCTTAACTGAATTGGATGAATTAGCGGCGGATATTAAAAATAAACTTAATTATTGGTTTAGAGCAGCCAATCATGATTTTAACGAGGTGGTTAATTTTAACGACATAATTGAGTATATCCTTGACCCGACAGAAGTATCCCCAACTAATAATTTTACAAATATAACAGGCATACGAAATTTAAATCTTAGAGATATAGATGTACATAAAACGGTTTATGAACCCAATGAGGCGGGGAATTATCCGCAGTATATTGAAGAAAGCACAGATTATATAGGCGAAAATAAGCTAAGAAAGATTAAACTTGGGTTTAACCAGTTTCCGGTATTACAACTTAATACCGTGGAAGTTACCGAAGAAACCTAATGTGGAGTGATAGATGAGTAAATTCTCAGATTCAAGTCATTATATTTTATCGACATATTTTAACCAGTTATTAGACCCACGTACTGGTACGCATAATTCGTTTTTATCTGGTCAACGTAAAACGATTTGGGCAGATGGCGGTCTTAATACGACTTTATATCAAAAGAACGATAGTGGCGATTTCGTGGCGCATAGATTCTTAATTCAGAGCATATCCGAGGATAATTTTATATTTTCTTATATCGACCGAGTTTCTGACCATAGTGAGGCTACGGAACTTGAGGTGGATAGGGAGATGTATTTCCGCAAGGATTCGCTTTTCCATGATTGGTTAAGGGTTAACGCAACGACTTATGAGCAGTCAATAAACACTAATAAGACGTTTATTTATTTCGGTAAAATTTATACCTTAACGGGCGAGCTATCAAGGTATAATATTATATTTGACGGTATGAAAAATTATGTAGTTTACGGCATACCGGAACATAATAGAACGGAGAAATTAATTGAGTTATTAGGCATATTTTTTGATGAGGTTTATCAAGACATCTATAATATGACTAAAACTTTATGGTCGTTTTTTGATGCGAGAGAGGTAGACCTTGACCATCTTAATTATATGGCGACCCGTGCTAATATCGAGACCGATATTGATAAAATAGAGACTGAATTGCTATTACGGGAATTTGTTGATACCCTTCCGTGGTGGTTAAAACGCAAAGGCAGTTATTCATCTTATCTGGATATTTATAAACTGTTACTTGGAAATACCAAAAATAAACTTAATTTTTACGAGCGATGGATAGAATGGTGTTTAAAAACTGTACGGGCTGGTGCAGATACTATACCAGATTCAGATTTTGAAGACCATCATTATTTGGAGTTTTATGGACAGGAACCTACGGGCGGAGCAGGGCCTTTTTATTATGACCAATATGCGTCCGCCGGTTATCCAGAATATGCTGATACTGCGCCTGCAGTATCTGGTTGTGGAGAGGTTAGAAAGGTTTGCAAAGGCTTAACGGCATTTACCGGATGGGGAGCACAGGATTCAGGCGATAATATGTCTGTAGTTGGTTATAATATTCAGATAGATGGTTTTAATCCGGCTGGTGATTCTGTATATTTGTATACGACTACCACAAGTGCTGCAAATATTAGAAATTGTATCGAAGTTTCTATGGATTCATCTTCAGTTCCAAGTGGTGGTTTGTTTGTATGGGCGGCAAGTAATTATCCAGATAAAACTTTAGACGCTCACGAATTAAATAATAGAAATTATATTGGCATTTCATATGAAATTTTAGGAGCGACACCAAGTGGGGCTATTACCGGACGGCGTTTTAAATTATGGGAAAATTATAACGGTACTCTTTATGCAAATGAGAGTATAGGTACATATAATGCTGATACAGAATATTATTTAGCAATTCAAAAAATCGGAACTAATTTTTCTGTAAGCGTCTTTGATAATCCGCTTAGACGTGACCAAGATTTTATAGAAACTATAACATTAAGCCTTCATGAAAACGCATCTTATAGTGTTAGGTATACGGTTAATCATAGAACGATAACAATTAGCTCACCGACAACTGCAGGCTATTATCCACCTCCATCAGGTGGTGCATCATGGACGGGTGATATACAAAACTATTATACTTGGTTTAACGCAGTTGATTCTGTTGCGGTTACGGGCTATAAGGTTCTATCACCTCATTATAGGCTTGAAATAGACCTATCCTCTGAGCCAATGGGCGAGGATTTTATTATTAGCCAAAATCAGGCGGATGAACTTCTTAGATACTGGGAATACCTAAAACCTGTAAGTAAGTTTATCCATTATAATTGGTTAATATCACCACTTGGTCAAATTGATACATTATCGACCTCTGTACCGCTTTATAGTCAATCTGATTATACTGCCTTTTTAAATACTCAGTTTATTGGTCAAAATTTTGTATCTGCTGCCGCACCATCTGCCGCAGGTGATTTTTATGAGGAAACTTATAGGGAAACAATTGTGGCCGCTGATAGTTTATGGATTGTTAGACATGGTCTCGCAACCGATGAATTAATTATTCAAACCTATACCGCTGGTGGATTCCAGAATTGGGCAATACGGCATTATTATCCCGATGATAATAGAGTTGAGATTGAGTTTGCTGGTAGCGAGAATGGTAGGATACTGGCCGCAGGACTTAAACCTTTAAACTATTCACATACACAATCAACTCCTCTTACAGCATGGACGGTTTATCATAACCAAGCAACGTCAATGGCCACAAGTGGAATCGTTTTTGAATGCGTATCTACTTCTGGTTCAGCTCCGGTAGATTATACACTTTCAACTGAACTTGATACCCATTTTAACATCGGTACAGAATCGTTAGCCGAATGGACGTCTTATATGGGACCGACTTATTGGGCAACTTCGGGAGCACACCCTTCTGCAGCATGGCAATGGAATGGGAGTTATTATACCAAAAGCATTCCATTAACAGCCGGTCAGGTAATTGAGAATGTTTTGACTCCTGTAGGAACGTGGGTTAACGATTTTGTAAGAGAAAAGGTTAGATTAACTTATACGGTATCAGGCGGACAAATTCAAGATGGTACGCAATGGTGGTTATATGGAACTTTAACACCAAATCCTTCAGCAATAGCTATAAGCACAAATCCTGCGGCATCTGCGGATACGGCTGGTATAAGTACTGTTCCGTATGGTGATTGGTGGTATGATTTAGGTGATATAACTCGTTTAGAATGGGATTTATATACAGGTGACCCTGTTTATTCATTTTTAGCGGTATCAGCCGGGGCATATTTTGATGCTCTTATTTCAACAAATTATTTTGTTACAAATCCAGATAATGCAGTTGATGGTGATACGGGAACCAATGCTACCCTTACGGGAACAGCAGGAACAGATGGGCAAGTAACAATGAGTTTATATACATCGGGTAATGCAGTTGGAAGTGCGACAGTATCTGGTGATTATTTAGACTTATTATCAGGTATTAAATATGATACTGGACTTAATTTTGAAACAGGTGGAGGATTTTTAACGACACGAGCTGCCAGTGGTAATTATGTCCGAAAAGATGATGATACAAGATTAGTATGGGATTTCGGTAATAATGGCATCGGTGATTTTGAAATTTGGTTTGATGTATTTTGGGAAGGCGCATTAACTGGTACAGAACCAAGAGATGCATATAACACAAATGGTGGACTTAGTGCACCTCCATATACAGGCTCAGAAATTAGTTATTTCTTTTTAACAGATTATCTTGGGACGGTAAAATCCCACGGAACGTTAACAGAGGGTTTGAAATGGGGAACACATAGAAATGCGTTTAATAATATATTATGGCACGTTCATGATTTTGACCAATATCCGACAGGCTATAATAATAACGGTGCTGCGAATGTAAACTATCCGTATGGTGTGGCTAAACGTACAGGTGCTGATATATCCATTCGATTTTGGGATAGCCCAACTCGTGATGGTACAGCACAGACTTTGACCAGCGTTACCTCAAACCAAACTGATAAAAAACGATATTTATATGTATTTGCCTCATGGGGAAATGATACTGCGGAAGCCGATTGGATTAGAATCGGTATGAAAAATGTTAGATTAGTGAGTGGTGATTTTGTACCAAGTGCCGCATCTACTCTTTGGTTTCCAGATTCTAATTATGATATTACAAAGGTCGAAGTAAAGGCGTTTGGAAGTGGAACTACGAGTGCAAATGCTATACCGTTATTTTCAGGAACAACATCGGGTGATAGTTATTTAATACCAAGTGCTGGATTAACAGAGCATCAATGGTTTGATATTACAAGTGATACTAATGCTCCGTCTCCGTGGACGTGGCAGGATGTTGAGGATTTATTCTTTAAGGTTAAATTCGTGCCGGGTCAATTTGACGGAAGTTTTTATGTAGACGTAAACGACTTTGAGGTAAACGGCAAGGTTAATGCGTTAACGGACTTCCCGATGAAAGTATTTCTTAATAATCATTCTGGTAAAAATAATTTAGATTTAACGGACGTGTTTACCACAATAGGTAATGATTATACTAAGTTTAGAGTCGTGGACGATAGCGGAACTACTTTATGGACGGAAGTTGAAAAATGGGATGCTAATGCAGCCAATCCGTCAGGTTCGGTTTGGGTTAGAGTACCGAGTTTTCCGACTACGGGTACTAAGAGGTTTAAAATAGAGTATGGTCAAAACGTAAACAATAACCGAATTGATGTAACTGGTACATCTAAAGCGGCTAAAGTATGGGATAGTGATTTTGTTTACGTTTATCATATGAACCAAATTCCGACTACGGGTTCAAATCCTTCTCCACTTATAAACAGCCAGATTGCAAGTGGTTGTAATATGCCTTCATTTGGAGGTAATGCAAAACCATCCGATATTGATTGGCGGAATCATAATACTCAGGCGACTTCCGGTGCCGGTTCAATTCTTTTTGATAATGCATCACCGTATAGCGGATATAGATGTTATAACGGTTATAATACACTTGGAATGGATGCTTTTACAATTGAATCTGTAATAAGCCCAAGTAAAACGGGTTATACAGGGACAACAGATGATTATATAGTAAACCATGTGCATAGTGATGATGCAAATGTGGTGTTAAAGATGGATAGAGATTATCCTACCAATCAACTTAGAACCTATGCATGGATAAACGGCGGAGGCTATGGTATATCTTCTCAAGGTACAATAAAACAAGGCAGATGGTATTACATGGGCGGAAAATGGTCAAATGCCGGTTCTCAACGACTTCTCCTTGGGGAAAATACAACCGATAATTTTGTCCTTACTTCAGGCGGCAGTCAATATGCCGGTACTTTTGATAGAGGTAGTGCAATTCATTATCTTGGTGAGTACAATGATACCAGTTATCGTGGATGGGCAGGATATATCGGTGAGGTTAGATTATCCAGAGTTGAGCGTCCGAATTCATATATAAAAGCCACTTATGAAACGATGTTTGATAATCTAATTAATTATGGTGTTCCATCTGGTGCATCCGGTGAATCTTTTAATGTAAGCAAAGGGGATGTTAGGGTAACATATAATGTACCTCAAGGACAAACTGGATGGACAGGTCCATCGTCTTATCAGTTAAGAAATATCGAATTTTATAATGAACCTGTATCGGCTACAAAAATAGAGATTGACGGATTACCACGTGAAGCGGCCGGTTATGTACTTTTAGACGATAGGGGCGATTTGCCTAATTATGAGTATGATTTTGAATTTGCTATTACATCAGCAGGCCGGGGTGATTCTCAAACAGTTAGTGCCGGTGGAGGTAGTGCACCATCCGCTGCAAGCACTTATTATGTAGTGGCCACTGATAACGGCACACCAGACCAGTGGGTAACTTATAACCAAGCTTTATTCCCATTTGGAGAACAAACAGGTGGGGATGCTTCAAACTATTATGGTGTATGGATGGATAATAAATTTGCATATTTCGGATGTAATTTTGCTGTCGGTCTACAAACTTGGAGACATGATGGTGCCGGTGGCTTAACAAAAAAGGATGAAGATGTTGGTGATGGTGGTGGTAATATTGGTGATGTGTGGGTTGATGAAACTGTACCTTTCGCAAGTGGTCGATGGGTATTTACTGCAAACGGTAATGCTGGCCTAAAAGCATGGACAGTAGATAATTCTGGTACTATAACATGGAAAGATACTGATGATGATGGTGGAAATATAGCAGATTTACGTGGAGTTTATGGAGATGGCAATTATATATATGCTGCTGATAATGGTTCAGGACTTCATTCTTATACTTTTGATGGTACTTCACTAACTCATGTTGATTCTGATGAACAAATTTTGGCTGGCGGCTCAAATACTTATTACAAAGTTTGGTGCGGTCAGGGTGACCATGATGGTTATATTTTTGCAGCAACAGAGGATGGGCTTTTGGCTTATTCACAAAGTGGTGGTGTATTATCATATATAAATGTTTTTCAAGCACATTTACAAGATGTTGAAGCTGTTTATGGTGATGATGATTTTATTTATATTGTTAGTGGAAATACACAAGCTGGCTCGGGGGTTTATAGTTTAACCTTCAATGGTTCTGCTTTTACAAGTGCTGGTTATTATCCAGCAGATAATTTTGGATTTAGTGATGTATGGGCAAGACCGGAAGGTGGTCGTGTTTATTTTACAATGAGTTTTGATGGAATTGCTTATGCCAATGTTGATGATAATGGTGTTTTAACTCCCGGAACTGATTATGACCCCGGTTCGTATGCTTTTAGAGATATTCATGGTTATCAAAAATATGACGCTGGCGGTGGAGGTGGTACAACCACTATTTATCCACGTGGCGGAGAGGTTGCTTTAATAGGCGCAAGTAATAAGATTGGAAATTTGGATTACTTTACAGATACACCATCGGCTAATGCGTATGCTCTTAGAGCAGTTACGGTCTCCGCTAACACTAATTTAATGTTAACTAATTATTGGGGTTTAAGCGGCGGAGATGCTTATCACGCTAATGATAATAATAGGGTATGGACGATAGGTGATACGGCTTATGGAGATTCAACTTCTATTAATCATTTATATGGCCGATTTATTAAATATTCAAGTTATAGTGGTCAGCCAGCAGTCGCAGCAGAATTTTATAGCGATTCAAATAGAACAGCATTGCTTAGACGTATGATAGTTAATAATGCAAATGTTCCATCTGACTCACCTAATTATGTGTACGGTACAATTGCTCCCGGCGATACAGTTTGGCCAGAGGGCAAAATAACTGGATACGTGTCTAATATGTTGGGCCTCGGAAGAGATGAACCGGAGATTATGATGCCTAAACGTGCAGTATCTATGCCTAACAAATTATATCTTGAATGGTCGAAGCCGGTAGGTGGAAAATGTTATATAAGGGATGAAGATTATTATCATGAGCAGAGCACAGCTGCCAGCACTTGGGTTATAAACCATAATCTAAACATTTATGGGGCTATTATTATGTGTTATGACGATAGTCGTCAGCTTATATTCCCTGACCAGATTGAACTCGTGGATGCTGATACAACACATGTGCATTTTAATTCGGCAGTAGCTGGTTCAGCGGTATTTGTTATATTCCAAAGGGATTATGAAACGGATTCATTTTTAGCTCCGTTCAGCAATCCAGATATCATAGGATTCTGGAAGGTAGGTAATGGCGGAGATGAGGTAGGATTTGAACCCGTTAATGTAAATGATATAAACAGCCCATTAGTAAGTGGTAGTTTATTATCGTTTAGCGAAACAGCATCAGGCAATCAAGGTTATGTTTTGCTTAGTTTTAAAGTGCCAGAATCTGGTGCATATACATTTAATGAATTTGGCGTTTTTGATGAAAATAAGAATTTGCATTATTATAGCAAATTAAGTGATTTACATAAACCAGACGGTGTTGCTTTAGATGTATTATATAGAATATCTAAAACACCGTTGGTGGTATAAGGAGAGTTAAAATGGCAAGAGTCCATTATTGGCATTACATAGTAGACGAAGAGGGACGACCTTTAGAGAATTGTGATATTCGATTTTATTTACAGGATAACCAAACATCAGAGGCTAAAATATTTACCCATCCTTCACTTGGTATAGCAACAAGCACGTCATCCGCTTTAATTAAAACGGATGGTAATGGTTTTTTTGAGTTTTGGATAGGTGATGAATTTGAAACTAACGGTTATTCCGCATCACAGAAGTTTTATTTAACGTGGAGCAGGGCTGGTATTTTTCAAGGGGGAATAGAGAATGTAGATGTTTTTCCGCCGATATTTACCGTGGATGAAGATGATAATACATCTGTAACAAAAGACCAAAAAAATAAACTGGTAAGTAATGCGTTAGCTTATAAATGGGATTTTCATACTGACTCGACTACCAATTCAAATCCTCACCAATTTGATGCGGTAGATACATCAAAAACAGATACCGTTTTTAATAAATTGGTAAGCAATTCCTTAATAAATTATTTGTTAAGTGCTTTAGCTTCGGCTGGTACGTTAAGTATTGCAGCAACTGCAGCTATCGAGAGGCAGTTTAATATAACATCATGGTCTGCATCAGGGGATTTATACTATGCCAATTTAAATCACTTTTTGGGTAATGAATATCCCGTAGTGCAAATCAAAAATTCCATTACTAAAAAGCAATATATTCCTGCGAGAGTGGTTTCGGTTGATGAAAACCAGACACGAATATTTGTATCGGATACAGCAAATAGCAATGTAACCATAATAGGATAAAAAATGGGACGTAAACATATATATTATTTTTTAAAGAATGAAGAAGGGGAACCGATAGAGGGTGCCGAAATATCTTTAAAACTAACAGGTACTTTACAAAACGCAACGATTTATGCGAATCAAACCGTATCGGCCGGTATTAATCCTTCGGGCGGATTGGTGACTAATTCTGATGGGTTTTTTGATTTTTGGATTGGTGACCAATTTGAAACTACTTATGTGGGCTATGAGCCAAGTCAATATTTTGATTTATATTGGGCATCTCCGAGTGGTACAGGGCTTGTGGATAGGGTTCAGTTTTTTGACTTTTTATATCCGGTAGATGAAACCGATACAACATCTGTTACAAAAAACAAAATGATGAATAATACATTGGCTTATAATTTTGAAAGGCATGTGGATATGCTATATACTGGAACTCCTCATAGCATATATCCGGTAGACGAAACGGATTCTACTGATGGTACATTGAATAAAGTTGTAAGCAATGAATTATTAAATAGGCTTTATGGATTTTCACTTACAAGTGGTGCAAAGCCGGGTCTTACAATAGCGGCATCCGGTGCTCTTATTACCACTCATACTCTATATGCAAGTGCTATGTCTGCTTCGGGTGATTATTGGCAATCTACATTTGACCCGGAGTTAAATAAATCGGATGGGAATCATTTGCCTATAACACAGATATATACCGTGAGTGGCGGAAATGTAATTCTTCCGTGGGAAGTTAAAATTAATTCGGCTACGGAAATGAAAATTATAACGACACGAAAGGGGGATTATAGAGTCACTACTGTTGCGGAGCAAGGTACATAATGAAATTTAGAGACTATTTAGATAGCGATGTAAAAGAGTTTACCGAATTAAAAATAGGTTTAGTTGATAAGAAGGCTAAAACTGAGGCTGAAGTAGTCGAAAAAATACAGACTGATTTTGATTTAGGTACGGATTTAATTAAGTTAATAAACGATTTAAATGAAAAATTGGGCAATACATATCACGGTAAATTTAAATTTGATTATGTTTTACAGGAAAATAGCAGTATAGATAAATTGAAAATAAATAAAATCAGAAAGGAAGGGCTAAAGAAAGAATGGTTGCGGAGCTGTGGTATGTTAGCCAGAAAGCAAAGTGAAGTGGAACAACTTCAAGGAGATAAAGATTAATGGATTATCATGAGTCAAATATATTAGGGAAATTTTGGACAGAAAGGGTTGCGACCTTACCAACTTGGACAACTGCTGATAAAGGTCGGATTGTTTATGCAATAGATGTGGATAAGTTTTATACAGGGGGAGATACTGGTTGGGAAACTTTAGAATCAGAACTTACTCGCTGGGCAGGTTATTCTATACCTTCTAATTTTGAATATTATAGCAGAACTGCTGTTTATATAAACCCGTGTCGATATCATATACAGGATAATTTTGGAAATGAACGATTAGTAAAAACATTGAGTGGATTTATTTATAATTTTGGAAGCGGAGGAGACAATTCAAATAGTGATGATTTAAATACAAGTGATTGGCATTATCTTTATTTAGATTGGTCTTCAATAGATGCAACGTATGATGATTTTGGTTATTTACATTCATATAATCTTATAAATTCAAAAGAAGAACCTGCATGGAGCAGTACAAAAAATGGATGGTATGGTCAAGGTTTTACAAATGTTACAGCAGAAGATAGGTGTATTTGTGCGTTTAGGACACGGTCATCGGCAGCTCAACTTGAGAAATTTTGGATGTTAGATGATAGATGCATTAGATGGGCGGATTATTATCAGAATTTTGCAATTGTTGCTCATCAAACGTGGCCGACTACTTGGACTAATAAAGCAACATATTGCCCAAGTTTTTCGAATATGATAATGGTTATCACTGACCCACATCAATCGGTTAAAACAAAATCTCAATTTTTTTATTGGCGTCCGCCTAATTCAACTTCACAATTTTTATTAGCTCGATATTATTATGATGTAAGTGGTGATAATCAGGGCGACCATCGAGTAACTAATTATGTTGATTATGTAGTGGTCAATGATTCAAAAGAGTTAGCTGTCCTTGGCACAAGTCAATATTGTGCATTATATCAAAAAGGATATTATTTACCAAATGGTATGTAAGGAGAAATTATGGATTTACATGAAGTAGATATGAAAGGAAAATTTTGGGTTGAAAGATTAGCGTCTTTGCCGACTTGGACTTCGGATGATATAGGACGTCTCGTTTATATAACAAGTAACGGGTCTTTTTATAAAGCAACATCAGAGGGCTGGGAGGCTTTTCAAAGAACGATAGATATATTTCCGGGATATATGCAAAGACCTCTTTTTACATACATTTCAACCACCAGTATTGGAATAGGTACTGGTAGATATCATCATAACGGAACAAATGAAGCGTTTTTAACTTGGTCATCCGATTTAACTTATAATTTTGGTTCAATGACGGCGTCAACATGGTATTATCTGTATATAGATGATAGTGCTTTAGGTGGTTCGACTACTTTAACGTCTTCAGACCTTACGCATTCAACAAATGAACCTTCTTGGGATAATACAAAAGGTGGATGGTATAGAAATGATGATAGATGTATTTTTGCTATTAGGACAACCAGTTCGGGTACAATAAGAAGATTTTTTCATTTAAATGATTGTATACATTGGGCTGATTATATTCAGATTTGGAATACTAATGTAAGTCCCAGTTGGACTACTTTAACATTTTATGCCCCTAATTTTTGTAATAATGTACACGGAACTGTTTGGACAAAAACAGGCAGTGATGTAAGTGATGCCTCACAGTTTGCTTATTGGCGTGTTTATGGTTCAACTGGGTCTGGTTTTATGGTAGGTAGGTCAAATCGTGATAGGTCTGGAAGCGGTAGCGGACAGCATTATCAACGAGAAATAAACACTGTAGCTCATTTTAGGTTAGATGAATCAGGCAAACGTATACAGCTTAGACATGTGCATGGTAATCAAATGCAAGTATGGCAAAATGGATGGTATTTACCATTAGGAATGTAAGGAGATATTATGGATTTTCATGGAATGGATAATAAGGGTAAAATTTGGATAGAGCAATTGACTACTCTTCCAACTTGGACTTCAAATGATACAGGTCGCCTTGTTTATGTATCAAGTGATGATACTTTTTATAAAGCAACCGCAACGGAATGGCAGCCTTTTGAAAGAGATTTGGGGTTATGGTCTGGATATGTAAGCCCTCCGATAATTGAATATAATAACAGTACATCTATTATATTAAATACTGGAACTTTTCATCATAAAACAGAATCAGGTGATTTGGAACATATTGTTAATTGGTCTTCGCCTATTACATTTTCATTTTTTAATACAGGTTCTAATAATAGTAGCTCAACGGCTGGTGCAGGCGATTGGCGTTATCTTTATATAGATAGTAGCAAATTAAGTGGTGAAACGCTTACGGCTTCGACTATATTAGATAGTGTGTATAGACCGTCATTTGATTTTCAAAGGAATGGTTGGTACGGACGGGCTGTCGGAAATACAACGACTGATGATAGATGTATTTTTGCTGTCTTATCGGATGGTGCGGGGAGTATATATAAATTTTATCAACAAAGAGATTTGGTTATGTGGGACCAAGAATTCAATCAAACAGAATCTGGAATAACAACCAATCCGGCTGATACTGAAATAGCCGCATATGCTCCATATGGTACTGAAGCAATTTATGCAACTCATTTTTGTCATTATACAAGCCAAACTGTTGCTTGGTTTTATGGTAGACAAGGAGATAATACAAGCACGACAATTGAAAATGTTATTGGGTTTACTTCAAATAGGGCAAATAAATCAATTAATACAGTCGGAAGATTGCCTATTAGCCCGACTACGAGAAAAATACAAGTTCGGGCAGGAGCTGCGGATACGAGATTAAGATATACCCTTAGACAAATGGGTTATTGGATGCCGTATTGGAGACCGGGAAGAATAGTAGGTTAAAAAATAAGATAAAAAATACTATTATTAGTTTATGAAAGCCCTCATATAGAGGGCTTTTGTTTACAGTTGCCCCAAGATGTGGTATAATGCGTCATAAACCTATAACTGAGGGGGAATTATGGCCGATATTAAAAGGGTTCCACATATGTGGGGATTGGGTTTTATTCGTAAATTAAAGCCGTGCTTTTGGAAGTACCGGAATCCGCCATTAAATGACGGTAAATACCATTTTGGCATGGTAGCCCAAGATGTTGATAAGGTAGCCTCTCGTGATGATTATGGTTTTGTGAGTACGGGCAGTTTTTATGATGAGGGACTCCGGCTTAAATTAAACTATGAGGAGTTTGTTGGCCCGCTTATTGCCGCCGTACAGCAGTTAGACCAAAAGGTTAAGGTTTTAGAAAAAGAGTTAGCGGAGATAAAGAAAAATAAGGCTTCATCTGGGATAGTTAAGCATAAATAAATAAATATTTTTGTATGGACCCGAAAGTAAAAGAAGCAAAAATGATGAAGGTAACTATTGGGAAGAAGTGCCAATTAAACGGCACTCTCGACCTTAATAGACCGCATACTATTATTATAAGGGATAAGGTTGTATTGGGAGGTGGAAGTAGGGTTATTACCCATTGCCCTATCCGTTCATTTTTGCCTGATGATAGAATTATTATAGGCGATTGTGCGTGGATAGGTTATAGGTCAGTTATTCTGCCCGGAGTACGCATAGGCCGATTTGCTATTATAGGCACTCAATCGGTTGTATCTAAAGACATCCCTCCCTATCATATTGCCGCCGGAAATCCTATACGCATTTTGCGTAAACGAGATAAAGATGAGATACGCCGGTGGTACATCCAAAAATGGAAATTAGGTAAGGAACCCAATAAGGACGTTAAATATGACCCTAATATGTTAACAGAAGAAGAGGAGAAATGGATATTTAAGGACTACGATTAATGGGAGTTAAAGAAAGTAAGAATTATGTAAAAAACGAAGACCTAATGCCCCATATATTTTATTACAGGGAGACGGGCAAGGTCACTGAAGAATTCGGGGAGATGCTATTAAAAATAGCCACAAATTACGCCAATAAGGGTAATTTTCACGGCTATACATGGAAACAGGATATGGTAATGGAAGCCGTTTATACCTGTATCCGTTATATGCACAATTTTGACCCTATCAAAAGAGCTAAACCAAATCCATTCGCATATTTCACATCTATAATCAGGAATGCATTTCTAAATTATATCGCAAAACAAAAAAAGCATAGCAAAATTAAAGACCATTGTTATAATTACCATCACTTAATGAACGATGAGGAGTGCGATGAGGATTTCTTTAAGACAAAGGGGTTAGATTATACGAAGTTAAAAGAGGAGAAGTAAATGTTTAAAAAGCTAAGAGAAGCCGTTATTTTAAAATGGTGGTTTCTTGTATGCTTGATTAGTTTCGGTATAGTGGCGAGTGGAGTGGCCGGAATCTTTCAACTTGCATATGAGGCCGATGCTACCAAGATTAGTTTCGGCATATTTGGTTTGTTTGTTATTTTAACGGGCTGGACTGGGTTGCTAACATACAGGGCAACAAAAGATTTAACAAAAAAGGAGTATGAAAGGATAGTAAGGCAGAACGGGTTAGGTCATTTTATTTCGGATATACTATTTTACCTTGGAATGACCGGAACGGTGTTTGGTTTTATTATGATGCTCCGTCAGAGTTTTGAGAATATCGTAGCAGGGAATACTGCGAGTATGCAGGCCGCTTTAACCCAAATGGGTTCCGGTATGAGTACGGCATTGTTTACAACTGCCGCAGGGCTTGTCTGCAGTATTTTGCTTAAAGTACAGGTTTATAATCTGGACTATTTTTTGGAGGAGTTAGAACCTAAAAATTGTGGGGAAAATTGTT